ACCAAAGAAGCACAGCTGGCAGAAAGAAAAGAACGGCGTAAAAAAGATGTTTGATTGTCTTTATGTAAACGGTTGTAGTTGGACTTATGGGTCAGACCTTGAACTAAAACACGACGACGCTTATAGAATTGAGCACAACTGGGCTGGTCAGCTGGGCCGCAAGTTAGGACTAGAAGTTTTTAATGGGTCTACTCCTGGAGCAGGCAATGATAGAATACTGAGAACTACAACTCGAGATGTTTTGCAGCTGGTTGAGCGAGGTCGACATCCGTTAATTATAATTGCTTGGAGTAGTTTGCAACGTTTTGAATTGCCCGAAGGTGAGTATACAGGTCGTTGGAGACCGTTTGTTGGTCCAAATATGGAAAATCCCAAAGTAGTTGATACTATATTTGCCCAGTGGAGCAACGATCATTCGGATCTAGTTCGATGGTTGCAATCAATTATTTTACTAGACTGCTTGGCAAAGGCACACAACTTGCCGTTCTTTTCAACTTGTATCTTTTGGACTAATTGGTCTCTGTTGTTAGAACATAAGGAACATGACGAAATTGCAACATATTTTAAGGTATTAGAAAATCAAGTAGGCATCAACAAACACAAGTTAGACACAAGTTTAATGAAATTAATCAAAGGCACAGGCTTACCATTAAGCAAATATCGGCATCCGTTGGAAGATGGACATGCTTTTATTGCAGAATATCTACAGGCAGAAATAGAACAACGTTTTGAATTCAAAACCACACAGGCATAAAGGCACTCCATGATACATACAGCATGTCATGGACTTATCAAAATAATACAGTTGAATTGTTGCCCGAAGATTGTATTGGGTTCGTGTACATAATCACAAACACAATCTCTGGACGCAAATACATAGGCAAGAAGTTAGCAAAGTTTAGCAAAACCACATATAAAACAGTAAAACTCAAAAACGGCAACAAAAAGAAAAAGAAAATACGCAACAAAATTGATAGTGACTGGCGAGAATACTACGGTAGCAGCCCAGAATTAACCAAGGATGTTGTGGCATTAGGCACAGAAAACTTCTCCAGAGAAATCTTATTTTACTGTAAATCCAAAGCAGAATGTAGTTACATAGAGGCTCGTGAACAATTTTCCCGACGTGTACTAGAGTCAAATGACTATTATAATGGTCATATTCAAGTGCGTGTCCATGGCTCACATATAAGAAAACTTCAAGAAAACTAGGCAAAAGACAGCGGTTTATGGCTCAGCGCAGGCCAACTTCATGCGCCCTTATACCTGGATCACGGATCTCAGGGACGGAATTCTCTTGCCGCCAAGAGTACTCAATCACTATCCTTAACCGGACGAAGATCGCTTAAAACCTGCGGTTTGATTGTTTGAAAATAAATTTTATAGGTAAAATGAGGGGAGAGAAACCCCGCGTTTGCTAATGTGTTAGCGTATTTTAGCAAATCGCCGTTGTGATTAAGACTGAGCTCGTGGTACCGGACAACCGCCACTGTAACTGCTCTAACGCTAGTGTGACATTGTGCAACTCAGATAATGTCGTTTTTTCTTAGCCCTTGCCTGGGCTAAGTGTGACTGAACAATCTAGATAATATCTTAACGCTTCGCGTTTAACTTAATATTAAAGAAAACAAATAAGTTCGAGCTAGAAGCGAAGAACAGATGAACGTAGTTCATCTTTAATGTAACTAAATATTGATATGAAAGTATTCGACATTATCACAGAATCACAACAACTTAATGAACAGCTATGGCGATTTGGTCAGATGATCGATTATGCTGTGTCAAAAGGTGGCGCAGGTATTGAACAAGCACTAATCTGGATTGCTAAAAAAGTTTTAGGTAAAGAAAACGCTGCTAAAGAACTAGCTGAAGCTTGGATAGTTACGGCAGAAAAAGCTGGCATAAGTTCCTCTGAAGCTATCTCCAGAGGTGCAGCAGCTGCTCGAGAAGCTAGAATAGCCGACGACGTCATTGCGGCTGCACAAGCAGAAGCAAGAGTATTAGCAAAAGCTCGTGCTGAGACTGTGTGGGGTAAAATTACCAATGGCGCTGGTGCCGCAGAATTTTATTGGGGCGCTAACTGGGCTATGATTAATAGAGGTTTAAAGTGGTGGGGAATTTTAGAACCAATATATGATGCTGCCACTGGTATTCTTAAAGTGTATCGTATGCGAGATGAAGGTCATCCTGAACTTCAAGACAAAAACAAATTACAATGGGCAGTTCAATGGCACATTGACAATGCAGTTCAACGTATTGCCGCACTACAAATTGGCCGAATACTAATAGGTGGTGTACTGGGCAAAAGCGGAATCCAAAGTATTCCTATATTAAACTTTTCAGCATTTAACAAAGTTTATGACTTAGCCACTCCAGCGGCACAAGCTGCTTTTCAAGCATGGATTATTACCGATGCTGGCCAACAATCTCTTGCCAAGTGGTTAGTTGGTGAAGCAATGCTTCCTGGAACTGAATGGAAAATACCAGGCGGTGCTTGGTTTAGAGGAATGATTACAGATCCACTAAGTGGCATACTTAAATCTGGATACGATGCTGTATTGCGAGCAGTTGGTTCTGACAAAGCACAACAGTTACCTAAACCAAAAGATCCCAATGCTCCGGTTCCAAAACCGGCCGCTGGAAGTTTTGGCGATCTTGCCGGACGTAGGTTTGATTTAGGAACTGGAAGGGCAAAAGACGACCCGAGTTTTTAAAGCAAAGGCATATTAGTTTCTTTGCTGATTTCTACGTTTTCTTTTACAATTATATACATAGAATCTCTATCATCAAAACTATATTGATGTAAGAGTTGATCAACTGTTACACCGCCTCTCATGTACCAGCTTAGTCTTACTAATTCTGTTTTAAAATCTTTAGCTTCTTTTTCTAGCCTAACTAGAGTTTCTTCTATTTGAGAGGTGCTCTGTCCAATTAGGCTTTGGCGAAAAAATTTGACTGGTCTAACTCTATTCTAACTTGATCTTCATGGTCACATGCATCGCACTTGACTGTTTGCGCTGGCGGAACCCAGCGTTCTCTATTTTTTTCTACATGATCTCTAATTCGTTCGACTAATTCTAAGTCTACATTAGCTACCCACTCTTCAATGAATTCACGTTCAGTTACTACTGTTTTACCAGTGTCAATGCTTTCAATGCCAGCTATGAAAATTTCATTTCTTAATGTAGTTAATTCTTCAAATAGTTCTGCATTGGCTTTTTGTGTTGCTTCCACATCAGTTAGATTTGATATTTGATATAATTTTTGTTGCACACCAAAATTACGAAGTGCAAATTCTGTATTTTGTCTGTAGTTTAATGGGCGTATAACAACTGATAGTGTATCAAGTACTACTCGATTATCATATTCACATGAACTATAATGTTCAATAAATCGTGCAAGATCTAATGAGTAATCATGATCAGTTCCGCATTTAGTACACTTGTGTCCTACATTTAAACTATTGCCAAACGTGGCAATTCTGATAGCCGACAAAATTAAATCTAAATCTACTAAAGACACTTCCCACGGATCGGTTATGCTTGGGCAACAGCTACTAATAACCTTTGCTGTGCTTTCTCCCGCTAGCAACGCATCTGGAGTTTTAAACAATATTTCATCCATGCCAGTCATGCCAAATATAGGTAATCTAGTGGGATCTCCATTTATAACACCAGGAGTGTAATATACTCCCTGACTTGGAAGACTTACAAAGATTTTAGGTTGTCTAAAATACTGCTGTAAAGGATTGTTTGCCATTTTTTACTCCAGATAAATATTATAAGCATTGTATTTATATGCGTACTTTTTGGTGGAAAAATAATGTCATTAGAAGATAGAGTCGATCGGTTAACGCAAACACTTGAACGAATGTTGGATCAGGGTGGCTTCTCGGGCGGCTCTCGCCAAGCTGGAAATAGCGGTGGATATCAAGGCGGCGGCAACGATAATGCCGGAATGTTATCTCGAGGACTTAACAACGCAGTTACTAGTGTTGGCCAACTAGCTCAAGGTAACTACACACTGTCTAGTGGCATTGCCGATGTTACAAAGGTCATGGGAATCTTTGGCGAAGCAGGCAAAGTAGTAGCAGGTATAACCAGTAATGTAGCAAATAATCTAATACAGATGAATCAAAACTTGATGTCATCTGCAAAGTTTGGCATGACCTTTGGACAAGACTTAGGATTGTTCACAGCGGAATTAGGTAAAGCAGGTATTGGACAACAGCAATGGGTCCAAATGCTACAGGCTAACAGTAAGTTTTTAAGTGGTAGTGCAAGCTCTGCTCAAGAATCAGCACAATTATTCTTAAGACAAAGCCAGCTTTTGATGCGGAACCAAGATGTACTAAGAGCTAGGATAACAGGCATTGATCTAGGTGAATTTCAGGATCAGTTGTTAGTTACTACAAATTTAATGAAGTTTCAAGGCATTGAAACTCATAGAACACAAAAAGCATTGCAAGAGTCTGTAGTTCAAACAACTATAGAAATTGATAATATGTCTCGCATGACTGGTAAGAGTAGACAGGAAGTGCAAAAAGGCATGGATCAACAAACGCAAAGTAACACTATGCGTTTGGCAAGAATGGCCATGAGTGCAGAAGAACTAGCACGATACAATGCTAGTTTGCCAATGATTACTCAGTACGGTAAAACATTTGCTGACATGTTTACAGAGATGTCCGGTAATAGAGGTAATATTGTTTCTAGATCAGGTACTGAAACTGCAGGTGCCCTTGAACAAATTGCACCTGGTGTTTCAGATTTAATGCGTCGACTATCTACTGAAGAAAACGCCGCTGCACGTACAGAATTAGAATCAAGAATTAAATTTGAGTTGTCAAAAGGAGCCGCTGATACAGAAAAAATGCGACAGTTTACTGCTCGAGCAGAAGCAGGAGATCCTGTTTCTCAAAAGATTGTTGCTATACTTACACAAGGCGAAGGAATGTTTGGAGCCGGCAAAGAATTCTTTGTTAAAAGCGGAGGAAACTTTGAAACATTTAAAGGACAACAAGGAGAATTAGCAGCCTCAGCTAAAGCCGCAAGAACTAATATAGGTGAAAACGCTACGCCAGGGGCTCAAGTTTCTCAACTAATTAATGCCAGCGAAGCGGCCATGAAATCTATATCAGCAGGTTTATCACAAGGTATTCAAGCAGTTGCAGACAAAGCTGGAGAACAATTAATACAAAATAAATTATCTGCCGACTACTTAAAAATCCTAACAATACAAAAAATTGGTCCAGATGAACTAGCGGCAAAATTAAAAGAGGTCGGGTACACTGGAGTAGATACAACTAAGACTGATGACAGACCAAACATACCCGATGCTCCTTGGATGAAGGCTCCTACTAGATCTAATCCTATGCCAGTTACAGTTATAGATCCAACGGCACCTGCACAGTCAAAAGGATCTAAAGATACATTTGGCAGTTGGTTTGGCAAAGATTGGGGCGCTGGCGGATTGTCCATGCTTCACGGTAAAGAAGCAGTTGTACCAGAAGGCAAAATGGTTGAATTTATCAATGACATGGTAGCACAAACACCTGGTATGCTATCAGGTTTACAAGGCAGTTTGCGTAACACAATGACTGAAAATAATCCAAATACAGCAGTACAAAGAGCACTAGAACAATTTACTTCTTCTATGAATATACCAGCTACAGTAAGTGCTGCATCTAGTCCAAACCCAGTTAATGGAACTATTATAGAAAGCAAGACCACTTCCGACCTTCACGAAGCTTTAGAAAAGTTAAATACTAAGATGGAAAAACTTATAACCGCGGTCGAAGACGGCAGTAGCGCAAACGTGAAGGCTGTTAAAAGCAGAGGCAACTTAATTGCCTAAGGATACTAAATGAGTTGGAAAAAATATTTTACACCGGTTCCTATTAACAACGGAACAAGCCTTAGTCCAATTAACGGAATTTCCCAATCTAAAGCCGGCCCCGCAAAAACAAATTATTCTAGTTTTCTTCCTGATGTTTACACAGGAAGTCCAAATCGTGTTGACCGTTATCAGCAGTATGAAGTTATGGACAGCGATCCAGAAGTCAATGCTGCATTAGACATTCTTGCAGAGTTTTGCACACAAAAATTAAAAGACGGTAAAACTCCATTTACAGCACAGTGGCGCCATAAAGCTACTAACAGCGAAGTTAGAATCCTTGCAGAATATCTACAGCAATGGTGTAAGCTAAACAAATTTGATACTCGTATTTTCCGTATTATGCGTAATACTTTCAAGTACGGTGACGCATTTTTCATTAGAGATCCAGAAACACAAAAGTGGCATTACATTGACCCAAGCAAGATTACAAAGATAATTGTCAATGAAAGTGAAGGTAAAGAGCCTGAACAATATGTTGTTAAAGATCTTGCTCCTAACTTTATGGATCTGGTAGTAACACAAATTACTCCTAATATTAATCCACGTCAAGGCAGCGGCGGATTGTCCGGTGGTACAGGTTATTTAGGTTCAGGACAAGCTAGTAAAGGTGCTCAAAGTCCTTACGCAGGAATGGGCGGCAGTCGTTTTGGTACTACTGAAACCGAATACACTATTGATGCAGAACATGTTATTCATTTAAGTTTATCAGAAGGATTGGACAATAATTTTCCATTTGGTAACAGTTTACTTGAAAATATTTTTAAAGTCTACAAGCAGAAAGAATTACTTGAAGACGCTATTTTAATCTATCGCATACAACGTGCTCCAGAGCGCAGAGTATTTCACATTGACGTTGGCAATATGCCAAGTCATATGGCCATGGCATTCGTAGAGCGTGTCAAAAATGAGATTCATCAACGCCGTATTCCAAGCCAAACAGGCGGCGGACAAAACGTTATTGACTCAGCATATAACCCATTAAGCATTAATGAAGATTACTTCTTTCCGCAAACAGCAGAAGGTCGTGGAAGCAAAGTTGAAACATTGCCAGGCGGTACTAACCTAGGCGAAATTGACGACTTAAAATACTTTACAAACAAATTATTCCGTGGTTTACGTATACCAAGTAGCTATTTGCCAACAGGTGCAGACGACTCGCAAGCATCATATAATGACGGGCGAGTGGGTACAGCGTATATTCAAGAACTACGTTTTAACAAGTATTGTGAACGTTTACAATCACTTGTAACTGCTGTATTTGATGAAGAATTTAAACTTTACATGCACGGTAAAGGCGTTAACATTGACGCAAATCTATTTGAATTAAAGTTTAACCCTCCTTTAAACTTTGCAAGTACACGTCAAAGTGCATTAGATAGCGAACGTATTAATACATTTAATACTATACAAGCAGTACCATTTATGAGCAAACGTTTTGCAATGAAACGCTTCTTAGGAATGAACGAAGAAGAGATTGCAGAAAACGAACGTCTATGGGGCGAAGAACAAGGAAAAGGTCAACCTACCTTTACTGATGCCGCAGGAGAATTACGTTCAGCAGGACTTAGTGCCGCTGGTATTGAAGGCGACTTAGGTGCAGCTGCTGACTTATCTGGCCCAGAAGACATGGAAGGCGACTTAGGCGCAGAAGGCGACATGGGAGCATCAATGCCTGTAGCCGGTGCTCCAGCAGCCGGGCCAAGTGCATAAATATTAATATGATTTTACGCGAACTGTTTTACATTGATCCCGACACACGACGTCAAGCTAACGACCTACGGTACGATGCTGACCGTGATACTGCCACCTTGCATAGGGACGATACACGTAAAACACGTTTGACATTACGCCAGATAAACGAACTACGTAAATCGAGCGAAGCACATATTTTAGAGCAAGAACGCGAACTAGATTTTATCAACACTATGTATATGAATCCAGCGCAACCTGCTGCATAAATACTTTTTGAAACTAAAAATTGTCAAAATAGACTGTTTTTAGTCTATTTCCACACCGTTTTCAATATAAAGTGTAAATATAATACAGCCTTGTCATCAACACAGGAGAATACAACATGACTGACCGCAATCAATTTGAAGCCATGCTAGAGGCCTTGATTAATGAAGATCAAGAAACAGCAAAAGAAATTTTTCACAATATCGTAGTAGCAAAATCTCGTGAAATTTACGAAGAATTGTTATCAGAAGATTTTGATTTAGAAGAAACTTCTAAAGACGAAGACGAAGACAAAGACGACCGTTCAGACGAAGCTTTCGGCGCCGACGACAGCGAAGAAGAACCAGCTGATGACAGCGAAGAAGAACCAGCTGACGACAGCGAAGATGATGATGTTGGTGGCGATGCTACAGACGACATGATCGGCGACGTTACAGACGGTGAAGAAGAAGAAGGTAGTGACCTTTCAGACGAAGAGCAAACAGATCGCATTATGGATCTAGAAGACGCTCTAGAAGAATTAAAAGCAGAATTTGAACAACTAATGGCCGGTGAAGAAGGTGAACCAGAAATGGACGGCGCCGACATGGGTATGGATGCTGAACCAGCGATGGACGGCGGAATGGACGGCGGAATGGGCGACATGGGTATGGAAAAGCCAGTTGACGAATTACAACGCTTTATGGAATATGTTGACAAAGTAGCACTTCCAAAGCATGGCGACAATGGCGCAAATACTCGTTCAGCAGTAGCTGGTAAGAACGATATGGGTGGCACAACTGCTAACATTGCTAAGTCATTCTCAACAGAGAAAGGCGGCACACAAGGCGGTTTAGCAGCACCAAACGCAAAAGTTGATGATGCAGGTAACATCAACAAGCCAGGTGACAACGCAGGCAAGACAGCTTTCAAGAAGAAAGAACCTGGTCACGGTGCTGAGAAGAAAGGTGCAGGCGAAAGTGCTGATACTAAATCATCACTAATTGGCTCACGTAAGTAATTAAACGAGACTATTAAAAATATGTCTTTATACCTCCGAGAGAATCTCAGTTTCAACGAAGCAAAAATGGTCGTTGAATCTGATGACAAAGATGGGAAAAACTTATACATGTCCGGGATTTGTATCCAGGGCGGTATACGCAACGCTAACCAGCGTGTTTACCCTGTTAATGAGATTGGCAAGGCTGTCAAAACCCTAAACGATCAGATTCAAAACGGCTATTCAGTTCTCGGAGAAGTGGATCATCCAGATGATCTAAAAATTAACCTGGACCGTGTATCACACATGATTACTAATATGTGGATGGACGGTCCAAATGGTTACGGGAAGTTGAAAATACTTCCTACCCCTATGGGACAACTAATTAAAACAATGCTGGAAAGCGGAGTTAAATTAGGAGTTAGTTCGCGCGGATCCGGAAACGTCAAAGATGACGGATCCGGTGAAGTATCAGATTTTGAGATTATCACAGTAGATATGGTAGCTCAACCTAGTGCTCCTGGAGCA